GCCAATGATCCCAACAGTCGTATCAACAAGTCCTTGAGAGCATGGGCATGTTAGCGACAAAACGGGATTGGGGCCGGGTACCAAAAAAGCCTAATGAGCATGGGCAGTATCGGTGCAGTAAGTGCCGAGAATGGAAGCTGTCTACTGAATTTAGCCGTAACAAAAAACAATTGTCCGGGCTTAATTACGCTTGTAAGCCTTGTATGAAAGTTGAAACGCGTAAATATAATTTACCTGTAAAGTACGGTATTTCAGCATCTAAATTTGCTGAAATGCTTTTAGTACAAGGTGGTAAATGCGCTTGTTGTGGCATCCAATTTAGTATGGAAGGTAAAAAATCAGACCGACCATGCGTAGACCATAATCATGTTACAAATGAAGTCCGCGATCTTTTATGTGGGCGGTGTAATCTAGCGGCTGGTAACGTGAACGATAGCTCCATTCGCGCTGAGCAATTAGCTGTCTATTTGAAGAAATGGAACTGTTGAGATGGAAATGCTGGTTTGGAACATGGTTCTTACGGGAATCGTGGCCGTTTTGGGTTTTGTTGTGAAAGAGAAGTTTGCTGAGCTTCAACGCTTAGGGATACTTCTCAACAAGACCCGAGAAGAAGTCGCTCGTGACCATGTTACTCGTGCTGAAGTGCGAGCCGATGCACAGGTTCTCCTTGACCGGCTTGACCGGCTGGAGCAAAAAATTGACCGATTGGTGAGTCACAATGCCAAGCAAGTCGGGTAAACAACATCGTTTGATGGCCTTGGTTGCTAATGACCCGAAAGCAGCCAAACGTCTTGGAGTCCCCCAGAAGGTTGGGAAGGAATTCATGAAGGCTGATAAGGGTCGTAAATTCAAAGGTAAGTCAAAATGATGCGTAAATTTGGTGGCCGTATGGCTGACATGGCGGGTCGTGCCATGAGAAATCCTAGCAAAGACATGATGGGTCGTGCGATGGCAGGGGCCGGTCAAAGCCCGGTTGGTGTCGCTCCTCCTGTCCGTGCAAACCGTCCGGTCGAACCAGAAATGTCCTACAAAAAAGGTGGCAAAGTGAAAGACTCCAAAGCAATGGCTAAGAAAGAGATTTCCTTCATGAAAAAGAAGGGCGCTCCCAAGTCCATGATCAAGCACGAGAAGGCCGAGTACGGCATGAAGAAGGGCGGCATGGCCAAGTCTGGTGGTTCCTACCGCAAAGCTGCTGACGGTATCGCTATCAAAGGCAAGACCAAGGGTAAGGAAGTCAAGATGAATAAGGGAGGTTACTGCTAATGAGCAGCGGCCCAAAAACTCGCGGGGCGTATGGCCCGACAAGTCCGCGTGGTAAGGCTGCAACTCAAAAGCAGGCTGCCGCTATTCAAGCCGTCAAAGATCAAGACATGGCTAAGAAGATGCGCGAGGCTTATGAGAACTTCCAGAAGAGTCCGGAAGCTGACACTATCGGTATGAGGCATGGTGGGAAAGTTAAGAAGATGCGCTCTGGCGGGTCTGCTTCCAGCCGCGCTGACGGCTGCGCTGTTCGTGGCAAGACAAAGGGACGGATGGTCTGATGATGCCCTCCCGAGGCATGGGTGATATCAATCCCAAGAAGGTGCCGCGAGCAAAGCGGCGCGGGGATGATAAGCCTGTGATCGGGACGGGCAAACCTATTCGTACATACAAAAAGGGTGGTGAGAGCAAGGTCAACGAGGCCGGTAACTACACCAAGCCCAGTATGCGTAAAGCATTGTTCAACAGCATCAAGAATAGTGCTGTTCAGGGCACGGCGGCAGGTCAATGGTCGGCTCGTAAGGCGCAGTTGTTGGCTAAGCGGTACAAGGAAAAGGGCGGCGGGTACAAGTCATGAAAGCTCCGCAGCAATCTTTGAAGGCGTGGACTGCCCAGAAATGGAGAACTAAAAGTGGTAAACGATCTTCTGATACGGGTGAAAGATATCTACCAGAGGCTGCGATTAAAGCTCTCAGCCCTGCTGAGTACGCCCGAACTACCGCAGTCAAGCGAAAAGGAAAAGCCCAAGGTAAGCAGTTCGTCGCGCAGCCCAAAGGCATCTCGCAGAAAACCCGTGCGTATCGTCAAAGGGGCAAGTAAGAAGTGACTGAGCCACACGACATCGAAATGTTCAAAGAGCAGGTTCAGGCCGAGTTAAATCGGCTTGAAGCCAAGGCGTCTGCGAAGACTGTTGCTGGTAAAGCTATCGGCAAAGACGGCCTGAAGTACATTACGGCTATCGTCGTGATCGGTGTTGTTTCTAGTCTCTTCTTGGACAACGACAAGATTGCCGCCGTGATGGGCTTGCTTGGCGCGTCTTTGACTGCGTTGATTTCGATGCTGAACGGGATTGCAGGCACGGTTGAGAAAGAAGAGAAGCCTGAGTTTGCAGTTATTAACGAACTCATCAAGAAGCTCGACAAGCTGGACCGAAAGGAACAGCCGATGCGGGTTGATGTAGAAGGCGATCATGTCACCGTCACCAAGGGTGACGACGTAGTGACAGCGAGGAAGTAATGGTAGACAAGACTACAGCTACTACAGACTTTAACCTCGACCTCAACACGATCATTGAAGAGGCTTACGAGCGTTGCGGTTCTGAACTGCGTACGGGTTATGACTTCCGTACGTCGAAGCGTAGTCTGTCGCTTTTGCTGATGGACTGGGCTAACCGGGGCATCAACCTCTGGACTCTAGAACAGGGCACCCACACCCTGATCTACAACGTCGGTACGTATGACCTGCCGGTGGATACGGTTGATCTGCTTGACCACGTAATCCGCACTGGCTCTGGGACGAATCAGCAGGACATCAATATCAGCCGTATCTCGTCCAGCACCTACGTGTCGATCCCGAACAAGAACGCGACGGGTCGCCCGATTCAGATTTGGATCAATCGCCGTACCGGTGCCACGGGTGCTGATAACGTCATTGTCTATCCGCAGTTTACGGTATGGCCGAAGCCAGACAACAGCACAACTTGGACCTTGTACTACACGCGCCTGCGTCGGATGTTCGATGTGGGTAACGGCGTCAACGGACAAGACATTCCGTTTCGGTTCTTGCCCTGCATGGTTGCAGGCTTGGCTTATATGCTGTCGATGAAGATCCCCGGTGCAGAGGCGCGTACGCAGATCCTGAAAGCCCAGTACGACGAGGCTTGGGACTTGGCGGCTGGTGAGGATCGGGAAAAGGCGGCGGTGCGGTTTGTCCCACGTGAGAGCTTCTTGGGTGGCTACTAATGCCAAACAGGTTTGCAAGTGGCAAGAACGCAATCGCCATGTGCGACCGATGCGGGTTTCAGTACAAACTGAAGCAGCTAAAGTCGATTGTGGTGAAGACCAAGAACGTGAATATCTTGGTCTGTCCGGAGTGTTGGGAGCCTGACCAGCCTCAACTCTCGCTTGGTCTGTATCCTGTGGACGACCCGCAGGCTCTACGGAACCCAAGACCGGACACGAGTTATTTTGCGGTCGGTAATGACGGTGCTAATGGCAGTCGTCAAATTTATTGGGGATGGAATCCGGTTGGCGGATCGAGTTCATTTGACGCAGAATTAACACCTAACCCTCTGGCCCCGGCTGGTGAAGTAGGAACGGTAACGGTCGTTACGACCTAGGAGATTGTGATGAAGAACGGTATGCGTAAAATTGCGCGAGAAGAGGTTGGTAAGCACGAGCGTGCGATGCACGGCGCGAAGAAGATGCGTGCTGGCGGCAAGACCAACAGCGAGATGAAGAAGTACGGTCGGAACATGGCGAAGGTGATGAACCAGCGCAGTCCGGTGCGTAAGTCTTCTGGCCCGAGGTAAGTGCCATGAAAGAATTAAATCCCGGCAAAATTAGGCCGAACACCGACTCGACGGGGCGTAATGGCTACCCGGAGAAGGATGTGAACAAGGGCGTCACCCACATGGATATGAAGGGTGCTGGTGCTGCTACGAAGGGTAAAAAGTTCGTGTCGCAGATCAACCTTGAGAACAACGCCAAGTACAGGTCAGGCTGGTCGCCGTGAATTACTCTCAGCTTTCTACACTGATTCAGGACTACGTTCAGTCCACGGAAACTTCTTTCGTGGCGAATATCCCGACTTTTGTGCAGTTAGCTGAAGAGCGGATTTATAACTCCGTTCAGATCCCGGCGATTCGTAAGAACTCGACTGCCACGATGTCGATTGGGAACAAGTACATGGCCCTCCCGTCTGACTGGCTTTCGACGTTCTCTTTGGCGGTGTTCAATCCGTCCAATAACGAATACACATACCTGCTGAATAAGGATGTGAACTATATTCGTCAGGCGTACCCGGATGCAGACGATACTGGGTTACCCAAGTATTACGCTATCTGGGATGACAACACGATGATTCTTGGCCCTGCGCCAGACCTCGCGTACACGGCTGAATTGCACTATTATTCGTATCCTGCTTCTATTGTAAATGCAGGTACTTCGTGGCTAGGCGATAACTACGAGAATGTCTTGTTGTACGGAAGTCTTCGGGAAGCTTATGTGTACCTGAAGGGTGAACAAGACATGATGAATTACTACGAACAGCGATATCAAGAGGCAGTGCAGCAACTTATGCGGTTGGGCGATGGACTCAATCGACAAGATGCTTACCGTTCTGGGCAGGCGCGTATCCCAGTTACATCATGAAAACTTGCAGCAAATGTAATGAATTAAAACGACTTACCGAATTTCATCGGGACAAAAGTCGTAAAGACGGGTACAGAAATCTCTGTAAGCCCTGCGTAAATCATTACATGTACGGCTACTACGATCGCAACAAAGACAAAGTTATTAAGCGTGCTTTGGATTGGGCGGACGCAAATCGGGAGCGCCACAATAAAAAATGTACTGCATGGGTGAAACGTAATCGTGGTGCTGTTAACGCCCGTACCGCTAGGCGTTATGCTGCAAAGACAAAAGCTACTCCCGTATGGGCAAGACCCGGAACTGAACATCACTGGTTGATTAACGAAATTTATGACCTTGCCGTTTTACGGTCTAAATTAACCGGGGCATCTTGGGAAGTAGATCACTTACTACCTTTACGCGGTAAGTCGGTATCAGGGTTACATGTTCCTTTAAATTTGCGTGTAGTGCTGATGTCTGAAAATCGGCGTAAATCTAATAAGCTTCCGGTGACTACGTGATGTTTAACGCAGAGACTCAAACCGGGCAGGTGTTTGTACAGACCACGGAGCGCCGTGGGCACACTGTCGAAGAAATTGCAGAACGTGCGGCTAACCGCATCCTCAGTGCCGACTCCAAGGAAGCACTGCATTATTGGCTGGTTAAATACCTCACTGAAGCTCAAACGGCTGAACGTGAGTCAATCTGTAAGAAACTAGATCAAAAAGGCTATGCGGAAATCGCACACTTAATTGGAGACCTCTAATGGCTATTTCACAAGCGATGGTTACGTCGTTCAAGGTTCAAATCCTTGAGGGCGTCCACAATTTCGGTTCAGGTGTTATTCGCGCTTCGGCGGCTGCGGATGTGTTCAAACTTGCGCTGTACACCTCGTCGGCAACGCTTGATGCTTCGACTACGGTATATACAACTACGGATGAGGTTTCCTCGTCTGGTACGAACTACGGGGCTGGTGGTTTGACGCTGACGATCTCGCAGGCTCCGACCTCGACGGGCACGACGGCGTTTTTGGATTTTGACGATATTACGTGGGCTTCAGCGACGATCACGGCCAACGGTGCTTTGATCTACAACGCGACCCAAGGTAATAAGGCTGTTGCGGTTCTGGCGTTTGGTAGTGACAAGACTTCCACCGCTGGTAACTTCACGATCCAATTCCCCGCTGCCGCTGCTTCGACCGCGATCCTGCGTATTGCCTAATCGGGGGTTTAAATGGCCCTCGTACTTGCGGATCGCGTCCTAGAGACTTCTACTACCAGTGGTAGTGGAACCATTTCGCTTGCCGGTGCGAGTGTCGGCTATCAAGGCTTTTCGACTGGCGTTGGTGACGGGAACCAAACCTACTACACCATAGCCCTTGAAGGTGGCTCTGAGTGGGAAGTGGGTATTGGAACCTACACCTCAGTAGGCGATACGCTTTCTCGTGATACGGTCTTAGCCTCTAGCGCAAGTGGAGCCAAGGTCGGATTCTCCGCAGGAACGAAGCAGGTCTTTGTTACCTACCCTGCTGGCAAGTCGGTCTTCTTCACCCAGTCTGGAACGATCAGTGCGAACTCCGGCACGATCACGGATGTTGCAACTCCCACTGTTGCTGGCGATGCGGTCAATAAGCAGTACGTTGATGATCTCGTGGCCAGTGGTATTACCTACCACACGCCGGTTAAGTATGAGGTGCCTAACACCACAGGCAACCTCGTCGCAACGTATAACCAGCCGGGCGGTCCCGGTGACGGTGTTGGTGCAACCCTAACGAATGCTGGAACGCTGGCTGCGTTTGTTCCAGATGGCACGACCGCCACGATCAGTGACCGTATTCTGATCTATAGCCAGACGAATGCATTTGAGAATGGCGTCTACACGGTCACAACAGTTGGTAACGCATCAACATCGTGGGTTCTGACTCGCGCTACGGACGCTGATACTTACGCTCTGAAAGACCCCAATGGCTTGGGTTCGGGCGATGCGTTCTTCATCACCTCGGGTAACACCGGAGCCGGTGAGACTTACGTCTGCAACACGACGGGAACGATTGTCTTCGGCACAACCGCCATCAACTTTGTCCAAGTCTCATCTACGCAGATTTATGCTGGTGGTAATGGGATTGTTATCAGTGGCCCAACGATCTCTCTGGATATTCCAGTTACGGTCGCAAATGGCGGTACTGGATTAACAACTGCCCCGACTGACGGTCAACTGCTGACTGGTAACGGCACTGGATACAGTTTAAACACTCTTAAGTCTGGCACCGGAATCAGCGTTGCTAATGCGCCGGGTTCGATCACGATATCGGCAACCAGCGTTACTGGCCCGATTTTAGAATCAGAAATCACGATTGACGAAAACTACACGCTGACAACCGGCAAGAATGGTTTGAGTGTTGGACCTGTCACCATTGCGTCGGGTTACAACGTCACTGTTCCAGCCGGTCAGACTTGGGTAGTTTTGAATCAAGCGGCTGGCAGCGGTGCCGGGACGATAGCAACAGTTGGAAAGGCAATCGCAATGTCGATTGTGTTCGGAGGTTGATGAGATGGCGAATCCAAACATTGTCAGCGTTTCCGCAATCTACGGGAACAATTCACTGACATCACTGACCACCACGAACGCAACGGCTATCGTGAACAACGCTGCATCTAGCGGCAAGGTCTTCAAGATCAATAGCATTATTGTGGCGAACGTGGATGGTGCTTCTGCTGCCGATATCACGATCAATGTCTACAGTCAGGATGACCTAGGCGGTACGGCTTATGCGCTGGCTTCCACAGTATCTGTTCCTGCTGATGCGACGTTAGTAGTGATTGACAAAAACACTTCAATCTACTTGAAGGAAGATCAGTCTATTGGCGCGACGGCTGGCACTGCCAGCGATCTTGTTGTTGTTGCCTCTTGGGAAGAGATCAACTAATGACCCTGCGATATACAGGCGGAGTCATACGAGCGGCTGCGCCTACAGTTAGTGCGTCTTCTGCTAAAGGAGTTTGGCTTTTAAGTCAGGCTCTGCCTTATCGCGCTGCGGGAACGTGGCCTGTTCCGGCTGTCACCATTATTCAAACCTTTCTTGCCTCTGGCACTTGGACTGCCCCGACTGGTGTAACTGAAGTTGAATACCTTGTCGTTGCAGGTGGCGGCGGTGGTGGTTCTTTTGGTGGTGGCGGCGGTGCTGGAGGCTTTAGAACAGGCACAGGATTAAGTGTTACCGCAGGGACTGATTACACCATTACCGTTGGTGGCGGAGGGGCAGGCACAACAAGCGCAGCAAGGGCCGCATCTGGTACAGATTCTGTATTTAGCACCATCACTTCTGCTGGTGGTGGAGGTGGCGGAAGTTATTCAAATCCAACTAATACTGCTGTTAGTAATGGTGGTAACGGTGGCTCTGGCGGGGGCGGTTCTGGATCACAGTCAGTAACTCCCGGTCCCGGTGGTAGTGGCAATACTCCTTCTGTAAATCCATCTCAAGGTAGTAATGGTGGTACTGGTGTAGTAGGTACAGGCATTATTGCTGGTGGTGGAGGCGGCGGCGCTTCTGCTATTGGTGGCGATGCTTCTGTTACCGCACCAAACATGAAGGGTGGAGATGGCGGTGCCGGTACTGCGTCATCTATTTCTGGGTCATCTGTAACCTACGCAGGTGGTGGTGGCGGTGCTGGTGATCAACGCAATACTCCGCAAACTGGCGGCACAGGTGGGTCAGGCGGCGGTGGAAAAGGCGGCGATAACACTACGAGTCCCGCTTACCAAGGAGTAAGTGGCACAGCCAATACCGGTGGTGGTGGAGGCGGCGGTGCCTACAACGGATCAGCCGTACAAACTGGGGGCACGGGCGGCTCCGGCATCGTCGTTCTCAAATATTTAGCGCCATTAACTACAACCATATTCACGTTTAAATCTACTCAGAAATGGATAGCCCCGACTGGTGCGGTAAGCGTTGACTACCTCGTTGTTGCGGGGGGTGGTGGAGGTGGGTACATTTCTGCTGGCGGCGGCGGGGCAGGCGGCTTCCGCACGGGGACCGCGTTAAGTATTACAGCAGGAACGGAATATACGATTACTGTTGGCGGTGGCGGCGCTGGGGCAACTACAGTAACGACCATCAACGGCAGCGATTCTACGTTCAGCACTATTACCGCTACAGGCGGCGGTGGCGGTGGCTCAAATAGTCCAGCCTTCCCGAATGCTCCTGCTGCTGGCGCAAATGGCGGTTCTGGCGGCGGCGGTGCAAACCGCGCAAATGCTGGCCTTGGAAATACCCCAAATACCTCACCGTCTCAAGGAAACAATGGTGGTTCTGGGGGTAATGCGCCTAACTATGGTGGCGCAGGCGGCGGCGGTGCTTCCGCAACTGGTTCAAACGGAACCAATTCCGACGGCGGTAACGGTGGTAACGGCACGGCCTCGTCTATTTCTGGCAGCAGCGTAACGTATGCTGGTGGTGGTGGTGGCGGCACTTTTTCACCGGGAACACGCGGTACAGGTGGCACAGGTGGCGGTGGCAATGGCTCAAACAGCGGTAACGCAAACACCGCTGGAACAGCCAACACGGGTGGGGGTGGGGGCGCTGGTTCTGAAGCCCCTTACGGAAATGGTGCAGCAGGCGGTTCCGGTATCGTGATCCTAAAAGTAAACTATTAAAGGTTTGAGGTTTTGAAATGGCTAACGTAATCAATGCCCAAAACGGGATCGTATCGACCGCAGATTCAACGTCTGAGTTAAACATTCAGACAGGCGGTGTTACGGCCATTTCAATCGGGTCAAGTCAGTCCGTTACTATCTCCAACCTATCTGACTCGGTTGGCAACCTTCGCAACATCCCGTCAGCCGGTGCAGCCAAAACTTCTGCATATACTCTCACCATCTCTGATATCGGTGAGTACGTTACGGTCGGAACCAGCGGCAGTATCACGGTCGTCAATGATGTGTTCAGTGCAGGCAACGCTGTCTCTATCTACAACAACACATCCGGTAACGTCACGCTGACGATGAGCATCACGACGGCTTACATCGCGGGAACTGATTCCGACAAAGCCACGATGACTCTGGCAACTCGGGGTCTGGCGACATTACTATTCTTGTCTGCTTCAGCCGTGGTTGTTACGGGGAACGTCACCTAATGTCCGGCATCATGATGCTTTTGCTGGCGCGTGTCGTCGGCACTAGATATGTTGAAGTCAAAACCTTCACGACTACAGGCTCGTGGGTGGCTCCTACTGGCGTGACTGAGGTTGAATACCTTGTCATTGCGGGTGGCGGCGGTGGTGGTGGGTCTGCTACATCCTCGCCTCAACGTAGCGGAGCCGGTGGTGGCGGCGCTGGTGGATTCCGTACCGGCACAGGTTTTTCTGTAACGGCTGGCACAAATTACACGATTACTGTTGGCGCTGGCGGTGCCGCAAAATCCATTACTTCTGATTCAGCGGGTGGTAATGGTAGTGACAGTTCGTTTAGCACCATAACTAGCACCGGCGGCGGTGGTGGTGGAAATGGATACAATTCCTCAAGTGGCAATGCTGGCGGTTCTGGCGGCGGCGGCGGTTATGGCGGCAGCGCGGGTGGCGCTGGTAACACGCCGAGTACGGCTCCAAGCCAAGGAAATAATGGTGGCGCGGGTGGCCCTGCTGGGGTTGGCCCAAACTTTGGTTCCGGCGGTGGCGGCGGCGCGTCTGCTGTCGGTGGAACTGGCGACGGCACAAATTCCGGCAACGGAGGAAATGGAACCGCGTCATCTATCTCTGGAAGTTCTGTAACCTACGCTGGTGGCGGCGGTGGAGCGCCGTATGTTGCAGGCACCGGAGGAACTGGCGGCTCTGGCGGTGGCGGCTCTGCTAACAATCCTGCTCAATCAGGAACTGCTAATACTGGTGGTGGTGGCGCTGGCGTTTACGCCGCAGCAGGGCAGAATTCTGGTGCAGGCGGCTCCGGCATCGTCATTCTTCGCTACGCAGTCCCTGTTCAGACCGTAGTTCAGTCTTTCACTGCATCCGGAATCTTTGTTCCGCCGACTGGTGTGAGCGAGGTTGAATATCTCGTTGTAGCGGGTGGTGCAGGTGGTGGAAATAACGGCGCAGGTGGTGGTGCCGGTGGATTCCGCACCGGAACTGGATTTAGCGTTACTGCTGGAACTTCTTACACCATTACCGTTGGTGCTGGTGGAACTGGATCAACTGCTATCGGAAACCAAGGCGGGGATGGTAATAACTCCGTATTTAGCACTATCACATCAACTGGCGGTGGCGGCGGTGGCTCCGGCTCAAACTTTAACGGTAGAAACGGCGGTTCTGGTGGCGGTGCGTGGTACACCGGTACGGCTGGCAATGGAAATACTCCATCTGTTGCGCCAAGCCAAGGTAATAACGGCGGGGCAGGCGCAGACGCAAGTGGAACTGGGCAAGGTGGCGGTGGTGGTGGCGCAAGCGCGGTAGGTGGCGCTGCAACTGCATCTCCGGCTGCTGCTGGGGCTGGCGGTGCTGGCACAGCGTCTTCTATTTCTGGGGGGAGCGTTACTTACGCTGGCGGCGGGGGAAGTCTAGGAACTACACCTAGCAATGGCGGATCAGGCGGTGGTGGAAATGGTGGTTCTTCTGGAACTGCTGGAACCACTAATACTGGAGGCGGTGGCGGTGGCGGTTCGGTAAATGGATTTGCAGGCGGCTCCGGCATCGTCCTCATCAAGTACACACTGGGTACTGCTTCGATCCTGACGTTCAACTCAACCACCAACTTTGTGATGCCTGCTGGTGTCAGCAGTGTGGATTACCTCGTGGTTGCGGGAGGTGGTGGAGGTGGAACAAACGCGGCTGGTGGTGGCGGTGCGGGGGGTATGCGTACTGGAACCGGTTTGACCGTTACGCCGGGATCTACTTACACAATCACCGTTGGCGCTGGGGGTAACGGCGGCGCGGCAGGCGGGTCAAATAATGGATCAGCAGGCAGCAATTCGGTATTTAGTACAATTACTAGCGCGGGCGGCGGTGGCGGCGGCGCATATCAAAATAACGGTATTGCTGGTGGTTCTGGCGGTGGCGGTGGATCAAACAACTCTCCCGCCTCGGGAGGAACAGGCGGCGCTGGGAACACTCCATTTGTAAATCCATCTCAAGGATCAAGTGGTGGAAATGGAAATACCGGAACTCCAGCAGGAGCCGCCAATAACGCTGGTGGCGGTGGTGGTGGAGCAAGTGCAACTGGTACGAGTTCTACTGCGTTAACAAATGCTAGTGGTGGTGCTGGTGGCGCTGGAACCGCATCATCTATTTCTGGCAGTAGCGTAACGTATGCCGGTGGTGGCGGTGGTGGCGGGGCAGTATCTCCTGCGGCTTCTGGCGGCTCTGGCGGAGGCGGACAGGGCGGCGTTGGACAAAGCGGTCAAGACAATGCAACTGCCGGAACTGCCAACACAGGTGGTGGCGGCGGCGGTGGATGTTCAAACAACGGCCTCGGAAAAGCAGGCGGCTCCGGCGTAGTCATCCTGAAGTTGAACTTCAACAATTACCTGCTTTACACCTTCACTGCGACAGAATCGTGGACGGCTCCGGCTGGTGCGGTGAGCGTGGATTATTTGGTTGTAGCCGGTGGTGGTGGCGGCGGTGGAGATTCTGCTGGCGGTGGTGGAGCCGGTGGGTTCCGCACTGGAACGGGACTTTCTATAACAGCGGGAACTTCTTATACGATTACGGTTGGGGCTGGTGGGGCCGGTGGCCCTGCGGTAATTGTTGGAAGTAACGGCGGAACGTCTGGTTCAAATTCAGTATTTAGCACTATTACCTCTGCTGGCGGCGGGGGTGGTGCAGGAACATTAACGGCCGCTCAAACAGGCGGCTCTGGTGGTGGTGGAGCAGCGGCTGGTATTCCGGGGGCTATACCGGGTGCGGCAGGAAATACGCCAAATACTTCGCCATCTCAAGGTAATAATGGAGGAAGCGCACCTGCTACAACTCCGAATTACGGAGCAGGTGGTGGCGGTGGAGCGTCTGCCGTAGGCGCAGATGGAACTTCTACGAACGGCGGTAACGGAGGCAATGGTACTGTTTCGTCCATTAGTGGCTCATCAGTTACTTATGCTGGCGGCGGTGGCGGATCAAATTGGCGGTCATCAACTAACGCAGGATCGGGCGGTTCCGGTGGCGGCGGTGCAGGTGGATTAGGCGCGGCTGGAACAGCAGGTACCGCCAATACTGGCGGTGGAGGTGGAGGTGGCGGTCATAACGCAGGAGATACCGTTTTTGCTGGCGGCGCAGGTGGTTCAGGTATCGTAATTCTCAAGGTGAATTTCTAATGAAAGCGTATCAAATCATGGGTATTGACACGGCGATGCACTTGCTTCGTCCGGGTGCGAAGTGGGAAATCAGCAATCGTGAGATCACGCGGTGGGAAGATCCGCGTCCGAAGCCCTCGTGGGAAGAGATCATGTTCACGATTGAAAAGATCAAGGAACTGGAAGATGCGGTTCCCACGATCCTGTTGCCGGAGCAGCAGAAGGCTTTTGACGAGTACGCCAAACAAATTGAACAGGCGGCTGCATGATTCTGCACGGGATATTCCCAACACCGGTTGCCCGGTTCAACCTCGACCGTGAGTTCACGGAGCGGGAGTTGGAGTTCGTGCTGAAACAATCTCAGCACAACAACGAAGGCAACACGACAAGCGACGATAACTACGTCTTCAACAACATTGAGTTGAAGGGCTTGAGCGATTTTTGTGAGGCATCTGTTGCGACGTACCTGAAGGAGATCCATGCCCCGAGCAAGGACGTAAACCTTCGGATCACGCAGTCTTGGTTGAACTACACCAAGCCCGGACAGTGGCATCACAAACACGCTCATCCAAACTCTTTTGTCTCTGGTGTGCTTTACATCAAAGCCAACAAAGAATCGGACAAGATCTATTTCTACAAGGACGGCTACAAGCAGATCAGCCTACCGACCGAGAACTGGAACTTGTACAACTCCGAGTCTTGGTGGTTTGAAGCAGTTGCAAAAGAGTTGATCCTGTTCCCGTCTAGCCTCACGCACATGGTTCAGACCGTGCAGGGCGAAGACACTCGGATCAGTTTGTCGTTTAACACGTTTCCTGTTGGTTACGTTGGGGATGAGAAGTCTCTAACCGGTTTACATTTGAGGGATTAAACATGGCTCACTTTGCTGAAATTGATGATAACAATGTTGTGCTGCGAGTCATCGTCGTAGCCAACAAGGATACGGCTGACGCTAACGGCAACGAAGTCGATAGCATTGGCGTGGCGTTCTGCCAGCGTTTGCTGGGTGGGAACTGGAAACAGACTTCCTACAACGGCAACATTCGCAAGAACTATGCGGGTGTTGGCTACACCTACGATGCCGGTATCGACGCATTTGTTCCGCCGAAGCCCTATCCGTCGTGGGTTCTGAACAGCAACACCGCGCAGTGGGAAGCCCCAGTACCGATGCCGCAAGATGGCAAGATGTACTCATGGGACGAAGCCACGCAGTCGTGGGTTGAAGTTCCGAGCGCAGGTTCGCTGACGATCTAAGCCGATGCTCGGCTTTGTACCTCTTTCAGCAGCACCATTCTCCGCACTGGGGGAAGGGGCGGTTGTTGTCACGGGGGTACAGGGCAATGGCTTCGTCGGTACGGTTCTTGTTGTTGCCGATGCCAACACTCTGGTCAACGGGGTCGAGGCTAACGGACAGATTGGAACCGTCTTTGTCTTTGGTGAAGCCAATGTTCCCGTCACGGGAGTCGAAGCCAACGGGCAAACCGGCACAGTCCAAGTTACCGGCACAGCCACAATCCTGCTCACTGGGGTTGAAGGCACAGGTGAAGTCGGAACGGTCGCTGTCGCTGCCGCTGCCAATGCTCCGGTCACTGGGGTTGAGGCTTCAGGCGCGGTCGGTACGGTTACTGCCACAGGTGCAGCCACTGTATTTCTCACGGGAGTCGAAGGTACCGGCGTTGTCGGCCAAGTCACGGTTCTTGTCGAGACGATTGTCAAACCCACCGGAGTCTCGGCCACAGGTCAGGTCGGCACGGTTGCGGTCTCGGCGGGCGCTACGGTTCTCGTCACGGGCGTGTCGGCAGTGGGAGTCGTGGGGCAAGTCACCGTTTGGGGTAATATCGTGCCTGTTCCGACCGGGCCGTGGACGCCCATTCCTGACCCGTCAGCATCAACGTGGACACCGATTAGTACGGGCGATACAGATATTTGGACGCCAATAGCGGCGTAGAGGCTTAAACATGGCTAGTACATACAGCACCAACTTGGCATTGGAACTCATCGGGACTGGCGATCAAGCCGGTACATGGGGCAATACCACCAACACCAACTTGGGAACTTTGGTCGAGCAGGCCATTTCTGGGTATGAAACCCAAGCCCTAACTTCCGGAGTCACCCTGACTCTGACCATTCCCAATGGTGCAACTGGCGTAGCCCGGAACATGTACCTTGAGTTCACTGGGAACGGCAGCACGGTCATCGTCCCGTCCAATAAGAAACTCTATTTCGTTTACAACAACTGCACCTCTGGCACGATCACGATGAAGGTGGCCGGTCAGACGGGTGTCACGATTGAAAATGGTGCCAAGCAAATCTTGGTGTCAAATGGTACGGATATTGTTGAGGCGATTGATTCCGGACTTGAGGGTTTTACTGGCGCATCCAATACGGGATTTGGCGTTGACGCAGGCGACAGTATTACCACTGGCTCATTAAATACACTTGTTGGTGTTAATGCCGGAACCGCAGTTACCACTGGAGTTTCAAACACTCATGTTGGGTACGACGCAGGTGGTGGGATTTATAACGTCTCTTTTACCACTTACGTTGGATATCAAGCCGGAAGAAATGTTCAGTCTAACGGCAATACGGCGATGGGAAATTCTGCACTTCAGGGTGTAGGAACATCTGCTACCGGTACAAACAATACTGCCTTTGGTTTTTGGGCGCTCCGTGAAATAACTTCAGGTAGTGCTAATGCTGGATTTGGTGATACGGCAGGTACTGTTGTCAGCACTGGGTCATATAACACTTTAATCGGCATGAATGCCGGTGATTCCATTACAAGTGGTAGCGCCAACTCAATGGTTGGATTTGCGGCTGGCGGTGGTATCACCACTGGAAATAATAACTCTGCACTTGGAGACACCGCGTACGCTAGTGGTAACTACAGCAACTCAACTTGTCTTGGCTACAACTCAAGTGTAACGGGCAGCAATCAAGTTCAACTTGGTAACTCGTCAACCACGACGTATGCCTATGGCGCTGTGCAGGATCGCTCGGATGCTCGGGATAAGACTGACATTCGTGATACGCAACTAGGGTTAAATTTTATTCTGGCCCTGCGTCCCCGCGATTTTAAGTGGGACATGCGTGAAGACTATCGCACCGCCGCTCCTGAAAAACCTAATCCTCTCTCTTATCCTAACGATGCTGCTTATCAGGTCGCGTTTAGCCAATGGGAAACGGATTACGCCAACTGGGAAGAGGCAAACAAACTCGCCAACATTACTCACAATGGAACCCATACCCGCACTCGTTACCACCAAGGTCTGATTGCTCAAGAAGTCAAACAGACGATGGATGCGATGGGCGTGGATTTCGGTGGCTATCAGGATCACAGCATCAAGGGTGGCGATGCTGTTTTAACTATTGGTTATGAAGAGTTGGTAGCCCCGCTAATCAAAGCCATCCAAGAACTCAAAGCCGAGTTTGACGAGTACAAGAGGACGCATCCATGATGACGATGATCTCAACCTTCCTGTCCTTTCTCGCGGGTGGGCTGCCTAAGATCCTTCAGATCTTCCAAGATCGGCAGGACAAGAAGCATGAGTTGGCTCTGGTTGCTGCCCAGAAGGAGCGTGAATTGGCCTTGGCTGAGCGTGGCTTCATTGCTCAGGCACGGGTAGAAGAGATCAAGTTGGAGCAGATCCAGACGCAGACGGCAGGCGAGGAACGCCAAGCCCTGTACCAGCACGACATGGAGATTGGCAAAGGCGCAAGCCAGTGGATGATTAATCTTCGCGCCAGCGTCCGTCCGGTTGTAACTTATATCTTCGTGCTGGAGTTAGTCGCCATCAACATCGCTGGAGTTTGGTATGCCTATAACACGGGTGTGCCGTTTGCCGCTGCGATGGCTGAAGTATTCTCGGACGACGAGATGCTGATCCTGTCTTCGATCATCGCCTTTTGGTTCGGCACGCAGGCGTTCGGCAAGAAGTGAAAGTCTCCAAGGCTGCCATCGACATGATCAAACATCACGAGGGGGTACGGACCAAGCCTTACCGCTGCCCTGCCCTCTTGTGGACTGTCGGTGTCGGCCACGTGATTGATCCCGCTCACGCTACGGTGAAGTATGAGGAGCGCAAGAATCTACCGATACCCGCAGGCTGGGACCGGGTTCTCACGATGGACGAGGTGGATCGGATACTTTCTCAAGACCTTGGTCGGTTTGAGCGTGGCGTGGTTCGACTTTGCCCTGCTGCTGTTGGTAATCAGGGAGTCTTCGATTCTCTCGTCAGTTTTGCCTTCAACGTGGGTCTTGGCAATCTCCAACGCTCTTCCCTTCGGATGAAGACTAACCGAGGCGAGTTTGAGGAAGCGGCTGACGAGTTTCTGAAGTGGACAAAGGCGGGTGGTAGAGTCCTGCCGGGGCTGGTAAAAAGGCGCAACGACGAACGGGCGTTGTACCTCTCGGGAGTAGTTTGATGCCAATTCAGAAGGTTCAATTCCGTCCCGGCGTAAACCGCGAGACCACTAACTACGCCAACGAAGGCGGCTTCTTTGTATCCGAAAAGATACGGTTCCGTGGTGGCTTCACCCAGAAGATCGGCGGCTGGGTCAACATTACTTCTATTGCTGGCTCGACGTTTAAAGGCGTTGCCCGTGCACTCTGGAACTGGGTCACGCTTACCTCCCAAAACCTGCTGGGTGTTGGCACAAATCAGAAGTATTACGTGGAATTAGGTGGTGCCTACTATGACATCACCCCGCTTCGTGCTGCTTCGGTCACGCTTTCTCAAAATCCGTTTACGACGACATCCAGTAGCAAATCTGTATTTGTTAGCGCCACGGCGCACGGCACTTCAATCGGCTCTTACGTTACTTTCTCTGGTGCTACGGCGCTCACAGGCGGTGGCATGAGTCTCGTCTTAAATGGCGAGTTTGAAGTTATTTCGGTGCCTAGTGCCAACACGTTTACGATTATCGCTCCAAGTGCAGCCACGAGTTCTGTTACAGGTGGCGGTTCGCTAGTCGTTGCTAACTACCAGATCAACGCTGGTCCTGCTGTATATACGACTCAAGTTGGTTGGGGCGGTCCTCCGTGGGGCTATGGCGGTTGGGGTTCGGCTAATCCGCAGGGTATCCCGCTACGTCTTTGGTCGCAGTTTAACTACGGCGATGACCTAATTTTTGCTGAGCGTTCAGGCGAGATTTTCTACTGGACGAAGGACACTTCGACTTGGGCACGAGCAACTACGCTTGCAGCCAAAGCCAACTCCATCGTTAAAGTCAGCACTATTGGTACGTTTGCGGCTAGCACTCTTACTATTACTGTTGCTGATGCCACGGGGATCAACACGGGCGCGGTCGTTACGGGTAGTGGCATAGCCGCTGGCACTTATGTTGATGAAGACTGGGATGGCAGCACAAGCGTTCTGCTCTCGGCTGTTACCACGGCATCAGGCACTTTGACGGATGTTTCGTTTAGCTACGCTGGTCGGCATGTGCCGAATGAAACGAATCTTGTCATTAGTTCGCCGGTTAACGACTTTACGATTGCGATGGGGGCTAACCCATACGATCCGACTGATTTCACGACCAACTTTGATCCGCTACTTGTTCGTTGGTCCGATCAAGACAATCCGTGGGAATGGGTGCCGGAGGTTACGAACCAGTCAGGTGAACAACGCCTCTCCAGTGGGTCTGAGATTGTCGCTGCGGTTGGTACTCGCCAAGAAATCTTGGTGCTTACGGATACGTCGATCTATTCGATGCAGTACCTTGGGCCTCCGTTTGTGTGGGGTTTTACCATCCTTGACGAAGACATTTCGGTTGCGTCACCAAACTCTGTCATCTCGGTCAACAACGCGACGTACTGGATGGGTACGGACAAGTTCTTCGTGTATGACGGTCGCGTAAATACGCTGCCCTGCACGTTGCGCCAGCACGTGTTTAGTACATTGAATCGAGAACAAATTGCCCAAGTTGTCTGTGGTAACAACGAAGCCTTCAGCGAAATCTGGTGGTTTTATCCCGGCACGGGTAGCAATACGAATAGCCTGTATGTGACGTACAACTATTTAGATCAGGTGTGGGCGTACGGGTCGTTAATGCGAACGGCGTTTGCTCGGCAGACAATTCGTGAGTTCCCGCAACTTTCGTTCAGCATTCAAGAGTCTTATCTCGACACGGACATCAATTCGTCTGTCACCACTATATCGCTCATCAATGCTTCGTCGTATCCGAATGCTGGCACGATTGCCATCGACTCTGAAGAAATTACTTACACCGGCAAAACAAACAACACTCTTACTGGGTGCGTGCGTGGTGCTAACGGTACTACTGCTGCTTCACATACTGCGTATACGGCAGTGGCGATGACGGCTCCGAACCAAGTCATGTTCCACGAAGTCGGTTGGGACGACACTTCGACTGGTACGGCAGAGCCAATTACGGCGTTTATCGAATCTTCGGACTTCGCCATCGGTGACGGTGAACACTTTGCCTTTGTCTCGCGCATCATTCCGGACGTTAAGTTCCTTGGTTCTTCTACCTCGACCCCGGCTGTTGACCTGACGGTAACTCCGCACAACTACCCCGGCGCGGCTTATGGCACGGGCGATACGGATGCAGTGCAGGCTACGGTGGTTCTACCGATTGAGCGGTATACGGATCAGGTCTTCACCCGTATCAGAGGTAGGCAGATTGCCTTCCGTATAGCCTCGACTGCGCTTGGTGTGGCTTGGCAGATGGGTGCGATGCGTCTGGATATGCGACCGGATGGGCGTCGGTAATGACTGTACCCCGTAACGTAGTTCCGCCGAACCTTCCGGTTGCTCTGCGTGAGTACGATCAACGAGGTATGGAGCAGTTCAATAATGTTCTGCGCCTCTTCTTTACCCAAGTCTCAAACCGCATCAACTCGCCTACTGCACATGCTTCGTACTTTGACACCACGACGCAGACGAATCCGGTAGCTGATACAGTCAATTTGTTTACGTACAACTCGGTCGTTTCTGAGTTTCAGGTTGTTCGCGGTACGCCGACTTCCAAGATCTACGTAAACAACACAGGCGTATACAACTTTCAGTTTTCGGCTCAGTTGGACAAGACCGGTGGTTCCGCAAGTCCGGTCTACATTTGGCCCCGCGTTAATGGGGTGAATTTGCCGGACTCAGCTACCAAGATCGTCATCGACGGTCCCAACAACGAGATCGTGGCGGCTTGGAACTTTATGTTGGTATTGGAAGCCAACGACTATTTTGAGTTGGCTTGGCAGGCTGCTGACACTAACGTGGTCATCCCGTACGTAGCGGCAAGCGGCAATATTCCGGCTATTCCGTCCATTATCCTGACGGTAGCTTGGGTATCGAACTTTGCATCCAACGAATGATACTATCTACCGAACTTGACCCCGTGGGGTGAGTATGTACAACAACGACCCGAAATACACTGATCCCCCCGAGGCTGGTATTGCCTCCCTTCTGGCCTCCCGTGGACAGGGCGGGGACTCTATGGTTGTGCATATGGCACCCGAAGAGGTGTCGGGCCTCCAGCAACTTGCTCGGTCGATGGGCGCACAGGAAAGCGATCTTTACAATCCTCTGACCGGCCAGCCCCAGTTCTCGTTCCTCAAGAAGATTTTGCCCCAGATTGCCGGTGCGGTGCTGACGGGCGGGTTTGGTATGAATCCGTTTACTGCCGCTGCCACGGTGGGTGCGGTAACTGGGTTGGTCGAAGGCGACCTGCAAAAGGGTTTGATGGCGGGTCTGGGTGCGTACAGCGGAGCCAATATCGCGGGGGCGTTTAAGGCAGCGGGAACCCCGACTGCTCCAGTAGAAACCCCGAGTACTGTAAAGACTGCGCCTCCTCCGACCCCGCAGTTTGCGCCTACATCAACGAAAGATCAGATCATGTTTGGCGGTAAAGCGCCTACGATGTTTGATGTGGATCCGCTTGCCCGTCAGAACTGGGCGGCCTCAAATACAGGCGCAGCGGCAGTTCAAGCTCAGACTACGGTCAAGCCGCCTACCTCTAATTTTGGTGCGATTGGTCAGGGTATCCGCAACGTGTTTACGGGACAGGAGGGCGCGGGTAAGACCTTCATGGACTCCCTTGGCGGTTCGTTAAGCAAGTACGCCACGTTTGCTGGTGCCGCGCTTCCGTTTGCCGAGGAGCCTAAGCCAATCAATGTTCCGGGCATGGGCGAAGATATCGTCTACATTCCGGGCGGATTTAACCCGCAATATGGTACTGGAGCAGATCAGCCTTATCAGTTGCCGGGGCGCTATTACAAACGAACAGCAAAAGGCATGGTGCCTCATAACCCGTTCCAGATGGCACCGGGGGCACGTGGCTTTGCGGATGGTGGTGAAGTTGTTGGCGTCAGTCCGGAAGAGCAAATCCGGATTATGGAGGGTCGTGGACCGCCGGGGGACAATACGGAGTATCGTCCACTTGTAGCTCCGGTAGGTGTTAACGCGACGACACCTCTCGAAACAGCCACTACTCGGGAAGATCCGAACGTTGCTGCCAATCGTGCTTACGTTCAAGAACTGAATCGCCGTGCTCTAAACCCGGTGAATAACCCATATGGGATGAACTTTGCCGGTGGGTTGGGCGGCACGAATACCCCGTGGACGGGCACTAATCCGTATGGCGGACCGCTTACTCCTCCACCTACCCAACAACCATCTACCGGCGGCAGTACTGGTGATGTCGCTGCGTTCCTTGCCACACAAGTTGGTATGAATTGGATGATGCAGCCGGGTAATGCCGCTGCGTTACGTGATTGGATTTCCAGCGGTATGAAGTGGGCCGATCGTCCATTCTTGAATGCTGAGAAGGCTGGTACAGGCACTGGAACGGGTACTGGTACTGGAACAGATACTGGAACTAATACTGGTAACACCCAAAACCAAAATCAAAACCAGAACCAGAATCAACAAAACCAAAATCAGAATCAGAACCAGAATCAACAACAGCAGAATCAGCAGCAGACTGGTGGAGAAGGGCAACCTCGCTTTGATCCTGTTAAAAATATCGTAATTGCTGGTGGTACTAGCGCGGCTGCTATTGCAGCGGCAAAGGCACTTGCTGCTAAGCAAGGTCTGCTAACCATCACTCTTATGGACGGCACTGTTGTTGCCAGTGGTGCTGGCGCGGCTGGTGCCGCAACGGGTGCTGCTGGTGCGGCGGGTGCTGCTACTGGGGCTACGGGAGCCACTACTGGTGCGGCTGGTGGTACTGCGGCTGGTGGTACTGCGGCTGGTGGCGGTGGGAGTAGTGCTGCGGGGGCATCTGCACTTAAAGGTGGTGCGACTCCTCTGGGTACAACTGCGGCTGGCTTGGCTGCACTATACGGCGCTCATCAGGCATATGAAGGTATCCGTAAGGGCAAGGAAGGTCAGGCCGCTGCCGGTGGTGCGTTGGCTGGTGCGGGTGGTGCTTACTTGGCAGGAGCAGCAGGACTTGGCGGTGCGGGTTTAACAACTCTTGCTGGCTTCGGTCCGGTCGGTCTTGCTGCCGCTGCGGTTGCAGCAATCGGTGCTTCGCTTGTTAATACCAAGGAGCAAGGTGACGTTGCTCTGCGTAACTACTGGAAAGCGGTTGATCAAGGTCGCGGTATCGGTAGTGCGCCGCCTGAAGAACTTGCAAACGGTTTCATCAACTTCTACCGCACCAACAAAAACGAGTTTGCTGGTCAAGAGAAGTACGGGCGCAAGGGCAACGAAGATTTTGTCTACGACATGACGCAAGTCGTAAATAAGGCTGTGCAAGATGGCACGGTGTCAAAGGACGCCACGCCTGAAGAGATTTATCAGAAGGCAGTACAGCCTTGGCTGAACAGCATGGGATCAGGTCCGAAGGATGCGGACGCTCGACGCATTCAAGACTTCATGATGACGGACTTGATCTATAACTTCATGCAGGGTAAACCGATTAGCAACGCGCAGGTTAAGGGCGACAAGAAGTTCAAAATTGTCAGCGAAAGACCTGTCTATGCGGGTAATGCTCCAGCCGGTGCTCAGCAGACTCAGCAAGCTAACACTCAAGGCATGGGGCAGGATATTGACCCACGCGCTCTTGCTGATTTCATGCAGGCTCAGAATCCTTACGGGATCATCACGCCGTTTGCTGACGGCGGTGCCGTTGGTGATGACTACAACTTTGGATTCGCTGGCGGTGGTATGTCGGAGTACAAAGCTGGCGGTAAGTTGTTAGATGGCCCCGGCGACGGTATGTCCGACGATATTCCTGCCGTAATTCGCGGTAAGGGTGTACAACGTGCTGCGTTGGCAGATGGCGAGTTCGTCATCCCGGCTGATGTGGTATCGCATCTCGGTAATGGCTCCACCAAGGCAGGGGCCAAAAAACTGTATCAAATGATGGCGCAGGTTCGGAAAGCGCGTACGGGCAAAACTAGACAAGCCCCTGCGGTAAAGACTGACCGACTGTTACCTGCTTAATCGGGAGCGATCATGGCTACGCCACAATACGTCGAACAAGTCCAGTCCAACATACCTGCATGGATGCAGCCCTACGCTCAGCAGTTGCTGGGTAGTGTGTTTGGTGGGCAAGACCCAACAACGGGAAAATTTATTCCCGGTCTTGTCGGACAAGGTTATCAGCCTTACATGGTCCCGAAGCGGGATGCTCAAGGCAACATCGTCAAAGATGAAAAAGGCCAGCCTGTTATGCAACCGGGGCAGCGTTTTGCTGAATTCACCCCGATGCAGCAGCAAGCGTTTGATCGCATGGCTGGGATGCAGACCAGTCGGCAGTTGGATGAAGCAAGTCGGCTTGCTAGTTCTGCTGGTCAAGATGCCTCACGACTTTCGCAATACAACCCGGCTGCTGCTCAAAACTTCTATGACTCGCCTGAATTCCAACGGATGCAGACGGACTTTGAGCGTGTTGGCCCCGCTGCGGCTACCCAGTTCCAGATGGAAGGGCCGGGAGACGTAAGAGCACAAGAACTCGAACGCCTGCAAATGCAGGGTCCTGCTGATGTAAGAGCGCGGGAATACGGCCAGTTAGGTATGACCGGCCCTGCGGATGTTCAGGCCCAACAACTTGAACGTTTCCGTATGCAAGGCCCACGTGATGTGGGTGCTGAGCGTATTGCTGCGGCGCGTATGGCTGGCCCCGAGCGTGTCGGTATCGGTTCATTGCAACAGTACCAGATGGGTCCGGCAGAGCGCGTTGGCGCGGAGCGATTCGGCCTTGGTGCGATGCAGGAATACATGTCGCCCTATATGCAGGGTGTCGTGGAATCCCAGAAGCGCGGTGCAGTTCAAGACTATATGCGGCAGATTCCCGGTATGGGCGCTGCCGCTGCTCGTGCTGGTGCCAAGGGTGGTACTCGTGAAGCATTGATGCAGTCTGAGGCGCGTCGTGGTTTGGCCGAGCGTCTTGGCGATATTGAGTCGCAAGGTCTTCAGCAGGCTTACCAACAAGCCTCAAGTCAGTTTGGTCAAGACCGTGCTGCAATGATGCAGGCTGCGTTGGCTAACCAGCAGGCTGGACTGACCACGGGTCAGCAGAATCTGGCCGCTGCTCTTGGCGTACAGCAGTTGGGAACTCAGTCTGGACTTCAGGCTGCGCTGGCTAATCAGCAAGCGGGTCTTACGGTTGGACAACAAAACTTGTCTGCCGAGCAGCAGGCTGCACTGGCTAATCAACAGGCCGGTATGGAGGCCCAGCGTCTTAACCAGCAGGCTGGTCTTACTACTGAACAACAGAATCTGGCTGCGGCTTTGCAGACTCAGGGACTCAGTGCCCAGCAAGCCATGCAAGCGGCGTTGGCTAATCAGCAGATGGGTTTCAATGTGGGTCAGCAGAATCTGTCTGCTGAACAAGCCCGTCAGCAGTTTTTGAGTCAGCAGGGTCTTCAGGCGGCTCTCGCCAACCAACAGGCTGGACTCACTACGGGTCAGCAAAACTTGGCTGCGCTGCTACAGACTCAGGGGCTTGGTGCTCAACAGTCGTTGCAGGCACAACTTGCCAACCAAGCGGCGCGGCAGCAGACGGGTCAAACTAACCTTCAAGCATTGATCAATCAGTCGCAGTTTGGTGCGGGTCAGGGTCTCCAAGCCCAGCAGATGAATCAGGCCGCGCAGCTTCAGGCTCAGCAGCAAATGCTGGCACAGTTGGCTCAGGCTAATCAGTTCTCGCAGCAGAATGCGGCGCAACGCGCTCAGTACGGTCTGGCCGGTGCGAATCTTGCCGAGCAGTCTCGTCAGTTTGGGGCTGGATTGGGTATGCAAGGTCTGCAACAGCGTCTGGCTTCAGCGGGTATGCTTGGTAATCTTGGCCAGCAACAGTTTGGTCAGCAGATGGGCATCACGCAGGGTCAGTTGGGCATGGGCGGCCAGCAACAGGCATTCAACCAACAGATGCTCAATCAGCAGTATCAGGACTTCATTAATCAGCAGCAGTTCCCGTATAAGCAAGCTGAGTTTGCAATGGGCATTTTGCGCGGCTTACCAACGGATGCGTCTAGATCTATGTACCAGCAGGCTCCGAGTATATTCAACCAGATTGCCGGTGCCGGTATGATGGGTGTCGGCGGTTTGTTCGGCGGCCTTGGCCAAACCACTGGGGGTTAAGAAATGATCGGTCCAGTTAGCGGTACGGGTCGTGCGATGATGGCCTCACTTCAGCAGGCCATGTCCAAAGGTATGCCGCCTGATCAGGCGATTCAGTACGTCAAAGGCATGGCTACGCAGGGCGTGGCTCCTCTGGCTGATCTCTACGCCATGATGAATCAGTTCCAGCGACTGAAGCAGCAACAGGTTCAACCTCCGCAAACGCCGCCGACGATTAAAGATCAGTTGAACATGGCTGATCAACAGCAGCAGATGCAGGCTCAGCAAGGTGGTATTGCGGGTATGCAGGCTCCGCCTCCGGCAGGTCAGCCGATGGACCGTGGGCTTGGTGCGATTGACGCTGGTCGCATGGAGTACCCGCAGTTTGCGGGCGGTGGAATTGTTGCATTTAGTGCTGGCGGTACAGGTTCGACCAAGCCTTACGAATTTAACGATGACCTAGAAGCGCAAGTTCCGTCCTTCATGAACGAAGACATGGATATCGTGTCGTTCGTCCGTAAGCAGATGCCGAACTTTGACACTTTGTCGGCTGATCAAAAAGCGCAAGTTTTGAAGCAGTTCGAGCCTGTCTATATGCGTGCTCGTGCTGCCAGAAACACTTTAGAACAACGTGGTGTAGCGGGACCAGTTGAGGCTGCTCCAGCACCGTTAAGTTCAGAAAAACCTGCGCCGGATATGCCATTCCGTGCAACGAGTCCGTTTGCTTCTCCGGATGAAAATTTGCAGGGCGTCTTTAGTCAGATGGCAACTCGCCCCGCAGCGCCGCCTGTACAAGAAGCAAAACCCGCTGCTCCTGCACGGCCTCGTGTAGCGCAGACTGCACCCAAAGGTGATGTGTTCACGCAGTACGAGATGGAAACGCCAGATTTGGCGAAGATTCGAGCCGAACGTGAAGAGCGGCAGAAGGCTACTAAGACAGGTGCCTATAGTCAGGCCGATGCTGATTTGGCTGCATACATCAAAGAGCAGAAAGATAAGGGCGGGGATGAGAAACAGGCTTACCGTAACTTCTGGGTCATGACCGGTGCATCGCTCATGGCTAACAAGAGTCCGAGCTTTTTGGGTGCGTTAGGCGAGAGTGTCAAGGAGAACTACGGTGGTTTGGTACGCGACCTTAAAACCCTGAAGGACGAGTCGAAGCAGCTTCGGCTGCAAGAGATTCAGTTACGTCGTGCTCAAGAGCAGGCGATGGAGTCGGGTAGTCAGGCGGATCAGGATCGCTTCGATGTGCTGAATGAACGTGCCAGAAACACGAACTTCAAGATCCTCGAAGCCCGAGTCGGCATTCAGCAGAAAGTACTTGACCGTCAGCATGACCTTACGCTGGCCGAGCTTCGTCGTTATGGCAACGAGAAAGCCGTAGATGAACTCAATAAGCTCTGGAAGGACGCGATATCTGAAACAGATCCATCTAAGAAAGAACAGAAGATGGACTATTACGAGCAGTATCGTGAAGCGATGCGGCAGAACACGATTGCAACCACGGCGGGCGGCGTTTCGGCTGAAATTCGTGCAGGCACTGCGGCAGATACCCGACTGGCTAATCTGGCCAAGAACCCGATGTACATGCGGATGCAGCGGATTGCACAGAATGCCGAAACGGAAAAAGAGCGCGACGATGCTCGTCAGGCTATGCGGGTCATGGAAGCTCAAGCTGTGGGCACAATGGGCGCAGGTCCGCGTATAGCACAGGATCAAGGTTTGACCGGGGGAGCGTATACTGGGCCGTATTCGTCTAGCGGCTGGGATCAGTAATGGCTAGGAACATAACCGTCTATTTTGCAGACGGTTCAAGGCACGAATACCGAAGTGTGCCCGAGGATGCTACGCCTGAGCAGGTTGCTGCACGGGCTGCACGGGACTTTCAAGGTAAACAGATTCGGCACCTCGAACGTGCCCCTGCTGCTGAACCCGAACGTACCCTAGGCGGTTATGCCAAGGAGACCCTGAAGGGACTGGGTGCTGGCGTTGTCGGGCTTGGCGAAACAGCGGTTACGGGTGCGGCTGCACTCCTTCCTGAAGAGGCTGAGCAATCTGTCCGTGAGGCAGTGACTGGCGTAACCCAGCCAGCCCGAGAGTTCTTGGCTCCTGCTGCGGGCTATGAAGATACGGCGGTTCGTGGAGTTAGTGAAGCGGTAGGCTCTACACTACCTACTCTTGGCCTATTGGCTTTGGGTCCGCTTGGTGTAGCAGGGGCAGCCGCGACTACTGTTGCAGCAGGTGCAGGTGAGGCTAGGCAACGGGCTGAACGGGCTGGTGCTACTGAGGGTGAGCGTGGTGCAGCCACGGCGTTGGGCACGATCCCCGGTGCGCTTGAACTGTATGCACCAATAAAAATCCTACGTCGGTTCGGCTTCGGTGATGAGGCCGTCAAGGAAGTTGCTGGGTTTGTCCCGGCGTTGCGTCGTGCTGCTCGGGCAGGTGGTGAAGAAGCCCTGACGGAAGCGAGTGGCCAAGTCCTCCAGAACCTCATTGCCAAGGGTGTGTATGCACCTGATGAGGCCGTGTTCGGCGGTGTTGGTGAAGCTGCTGCATTGGGTGGTGGAGCCGGTGCTGTGGTCAGTGCGATTGCTGACTTGGCCTTGGGTCGTAGATTGCGTGGTCCCGAGGCAGAACCGACCGAAGAAGCCCCGCCCGAAGAACCGGCTGAGCCTGAATTAACTGCGGAGCAACTTGCGCCTAAAGGCACTCCGACTCGTGCTGCACCCATCCGTGCCAAGACGCTGGAAGAACTGCAAGGTTTGGTGCCAAGTGCACCCAAGGCAGAAGAAGTTCCTACCCGCGAAGTACGGGCTTTTGAGCAGACCGCTGAGCCGCAGCCCGGTGCAGTTGAGGAAGCAGCCGAACTCGTTGCCAAGTTTGAAGGCGACAAAAAGTTTGATCTCTTCAAGGCTCGTGCGGTTGCCCGCAAATTGGGCTATGAGAGCGTAGATAAATCGACGACTCGTGCAGAAGTGGAGCCGTTGCTCCGCCGCGCCTTAGCTCCCGAGACTGTTGAAGCCCCGACTATTGAAACGCCGCCGGTTGAGACGGCACGGCCTAAGCTCGTCAATCCGTTCTTGACGCCCGAGGCGTTGGCGGAGACTGAGCCTGTTCGAGTGCCGGAAGCGGCGCAAGTTGCACCACCTGAATCAGAAATTTTTTATCACGGTACTAAGCAGGGAGAGATTCCTGTATTCGATCCGACGATTGGATCCACTCCGGGGTCTTGGTTTACCAAGAATAAAACCGAAGCTGAAAAGTTTGGGCCTGTCCGTGCGTTTACCATCGACGTTAAATCGCCTGCTTCCATGCAGGATTTCGCTC